ATGGGTTTTAATCATCCAGACTACGACGAGTAACCCATACTAAATTTATAGGAAAAAGAATGCCTCGATACAAAACAAGTGGAATAAAAAGCACAATACCTGCTTTAAATACGGAGCTTGAAAAGATTGCAATTAGTATGGCGGAGCTCTTTTCCCGTACTGGTGAAACACCAAATCAATTAAGTAATAGTTTGGATATGAATAATAACCAACTTATTAACTTACCTTTTCCTAGCAGCGCGTCTAGCCCTTTAAGACTTGGTGATTTTGATTCAAATCAATCTGTAACAATACAAATACCTCAAGGGTTTTTTAATGTTGTAACGTATGGAGCTGTAGGTGACAACGCAACAGATAACTTAGCGGCTTTTACTTTAGCTATAGATGCATTAGAATTAGCTGGTGGGGGTATTCTCTACATACCTAAAGGCACTTTTCGTATAAATGGTAGACTCCGTTTTGTAAACAACATGACAATACGTGGTGAAGGCTACAACTCTTGTGTTAAGAACTTTGCAGGTAGAACAACAGACAATACAATTTGGGAGTATTTTCCAGCAGTTCGTCCTAGTATTGGTATTCGTAATTTAAGAATTGAACATGTACGTTTTGAAGGCATCTTTGATGAAACATTTACAGAGCATGGTACAAATGGTCTTCTTATTATTGTAGGTGTTGAAAATGTAAGCATAGAAGACTGTTATTTTAAATGGTCTAATAGTACAGGTATTAACTGCAACCAATGTGAAAACTTCTACTACAACCGTAACCTAATGCAATATATAGCTAGGGATTGTGCAGCTATATGGAATACACCCAACACGCGTGTAACTAACAGTACTTTTATTGGTAATGATGATGATTGTATTTCTATTAACCGTTCTAACTTTGAATTAACAAATAATAAAGTACGAGATGCTATTATTATTCAAGGTAATTATTTAAGGGATAGTGGTGGTATCCGTTGTCAATCCCCTAAAAACTGTGTAATAGATTCAAATGTTGTCCATCTTACAAAAGGTAATGCAGGTATTAGTATAGAAGGGATAAACACCCTCCAAGATAGAATGGCTCCTGTTAATAATCTTATTATATCTAATAATATGGTAACAGACACTATTGATAGACTTTTATCCAGAGAACCTAACCCAAATGCTATTAACGGTGCTTTTCGTATTGGTATTAAAATATCAGGTGCCCCTGTAAATGCAGGGAGTTTAGCAGCAATCCCCGGCACTTTTGACACTAACGGTAATATGGTAGCGCCTTACGAATATTATTACACAGAAAGTGGAGATTCAAATGAACTCCCTGTTAGACATAATTCAGGTATTCTTGTTCAAGGGAATGTTGTAAAAAGAACACAAGGTGGAGGTGGTATTCTTTATAGTAGTATGGGATTTGGAAAAATGTTTTCTCGGTTCTTTAATTCTCCTACTGCGACTCCTGCTCCTGCTGGTTATGTAGTTGATGGGTTTGCTGACCCTGTTCTATCTGCGAGTAACTTTGAATGTAGACCCCTTGAAATCAGGGATGGTATGCAGTATTCCACTATTCAAAACAACATGTTTGAAGGTGGCGGTGATGAGTGTATCCGTATTCGGGATGATAAGACACCAGCAGCCGACTGGGCTTATAGAGAACTATTAATTAAAGATAACATATTAAGAGATTTTCGTTCAAAAGGAATTAATATAGACCAATTCTACGGAGGTACAAAACAAGGTATTAGAATAGAAGGAAATACTATTGATGGAGACCCATATTTCCAAGATACCGCGGCAAGAGGAAAAGATGCTAATAATAAATTTGATGGAACGTGGGTAGATGTTTCAACAAGTTTAGGTTTAGCTGTAGCCTTAGTAGACGGCATTGAGATTAAATGGAACTCTTTTAAAAATCTTGCTAACCCAATATCGCAGGGTGTAGGTGTTAAAAATGACGTGTATGAAAATACTTACTACGGTAAACCAGTAGCAGGTGTGGATGTAAATACATTTAGTGCTTCTAGTGGTGGTATAGGACTGTACCCTTCTGATGTTTTAGAAAATGGCAGATTAGTATATATTGAAACTAACCCTCAAAGTTCTAATTACGGCAATATGCTTGTTAAAAGATTTGATAGTGTAACAAGTACAGCACCACCTACAGAAGGTTACTATTTTAGAGGTGAATTTGTACCTTCTCGTTCTCAAACAATTGCTGGCGGCAAACTTCCACTTGGTTTACGAAAACTTACATCGGGAACAGGGGTAGTAGCAGGAACGGATTGGCAAGTTATTTATGGGACAACAACCTAATATGTCAGAATACAAAGCAGATAATGGAATACAACTAACACAAGGCTTGTTTTATGAGTTTAACAAGCCAGATGCGCCCTACACTCTTCGCTCGGAAGACTACGTATCTAAAAAAGGGATAGAGTATAAGAGTGTTGGTGCTTTGTATACAAGTTGCAGTAGTGAGTATGAGGCGGCTATTCTCATTGTTGAAAGTTGGACGCATTGGAAGAAACTTTGCTCTCTTGATTGGTTTGTTAATGGATATGAGACAAGCTCAGGTTTAAAGTATGGAGGTCTTGTAGAGTGGAAAGAGGAGCAAGAGCTTAGAAAGAAATCTGAAAGTGAAACAATGTTAATGACAATGATAAAAGAAGGTAATGTTACTGCTGCTAAGTTTATATACGAACAGCAAGGGAAACAAACAACAAAGGGCAGACCTGAGACTAAAAAGCCTAGAGCTAAAGTAAGTAATGTTGAAAGTCTATATGCAAGGGTTAAGAAATGAGTGCGGAAGTAGGAGGTGTTACATTATTATTGAAGTATGTTTGGCTTCCTACTATTGGACTTCTCACTTGGTTTGTTAAGGGTTACTTAAACAAGTTAGATGCAAGACAGACCCTTTCGGAAGAGAAGATGGGGGCAATTGAATTGAAACTTAATAAAGAGTATTACGACAAAGTGGAGATAGAGCTACACATAGTTAAGCCGTTACAAGCAAGTATTATGGAAACAAGAAGAGAGCTTAAAGCAAACAGTACAATGCTTTCAGAGATACACAGTGATATGAGACTTTTAAAATTTAAGATACTAGGGGATGACAAGATTAAATGAGTATTGAGGAAATAAGAAAAGAGTGTGAAGACAGCTTATACACTTACGCTCAAATTATGTTTCCTAATAGATACTTTGGTGACTTACATAGGGACATGTTTATGTTCTTTGAAAAGTCCCTTAGCGTAGCTTTAGAAGGAGGAGAAGGTGACAATGCAGCAGCCCTTGTTCCCCGTGACCACCAGAAGAGTTTTTGTATTGCTGTAGCATGTAGTTGGGCTATTACGAAGTTTCCTTGGTTTACTGTTACATATGTTTCTTCTAACCCTACGTTGTCACAGAGACAGCTTACTGTTATTAAGAATATATTTAAGAGTGAAGCACATAGGGAATTGTGGCCTGAAATGATGAACTACGAAATTCATCCAAGAACAAAAGAATATGAGCATAAACCTACAGGAACATGGACTATCAGTGAAATAGCCATAGACCACCCTAAACGACCTAAGAGTGAGAAAGACCCAACAGTAGCAGCGACAAGTGCAAAAAGTACCAACACTGGCGCTCATTACAAGATGTGTATTTTTGATGACTTAGTTACTAATGAAAACTACCGAAGTGCAGCCGAGCGAGAAGACATTAAAGAGGTTTATCAGTCTTATGCTTCAATTGCTACAACGGGAAGTATTAAGTGGATGGTAGGGACACGATACGGGGACAATGACCTGTATGGGGATTTAAAAGAGAAAGAATATGAAGTGTTTGATGCAGATGGTATTTGCACAGAGACACGACCTCTCTGGAAATGGTTTGAGAGGACAGTAGAAAACAGTAAGAATAAAGATGGCAGTGGAACGTTTGTATGGCCTAGACAACAAATGCCAGATGGGAATTGGTATGGGTTTAGTAGAACAGAACTGAGTAAGAAGAGGAGTGAAGCTTTTAACTTAGTGTTGTACTACTGCCAGTATTACAATGACCCCAATGCTGCTGCTGTTGATAAGATTACTAATAATTGTTTTATGTACATGCAGCCTAACCTATTAGAACAACGACAAGGTAAATGGTGGTATGGCGCTAAAGAACTTAAAGTGTTTTGTGGTATGGATTTGGCTTTCACTGAAGGAAGCGGAACAAGAAAAGTTAAAAGGGATTACACAGCCATTGCTGTTATTGCATGGGACGCAGATGGTTATTTATACGTCCTCGATTTACAAAGGTTTCAAACAGACAGAGCAGAAGTTTATTATGACAAGTTAATAGAGCTGCATCAGTATTGGAACTTCAGAGAGACAACAGTAGAAACGAACGGTGGTGGTAATGTTATAGCTAATTTTGTACAAGACGAAGTACGGAAGAAAGGTGAAACCTTAGTTATTAAACATCAAACCAAGAACCAAAGAGAAGGTAATAAAGAAGAACGAAACGCTCAGTTATTTGAACCCTTATATAGAGGGAAGAGTGTTTACCATGCTAAAGGTGGATATACGAGACTCCTTGAAGAAGAGCTTCGATTAAGTAAACCACCACACGACGATTTAAAAGATGCTTTGTGGATAGCTGTTACGAACAGTACACGAATGAGTAAACCTAAATTTGCTTCTAACAGAAATAAAAATATAGTTAAAGCAGAAAGTAGGTTTCTAACTAGAGGGAGAAGAAGAGCTTAATGATTACCCTGACGTACAGCAACAAAAAACAATTAGCAGCAGAGATTTCATTGTACAAACATGAATGGAATAGTGCACGAAGTAGTGCTTGTGACATGTGGGCTGAAATTGATAGCTACATCCATGCTACAGACACATCTATGCTTGAAGGTGGGGAGTTCTTTGACCATAAGACATTTATTCCTATTATATCGGAGATACACGAAGACCTTCTTGCAATTATCTTTAGCACTGTTTTCCCTCACGAAGACTGGCTTAGTTGGAAAGGCTATGATGTTAAGGCAATTGCTACGGAGAAACGTAGAAAGTTAATCTCCATGATTAAACAAGTTCATGCACTTAATGGTTTTAGCAGTACATTCCGTAAAGTTATTGATGACTTAGTTCGGTATGGAAATTGCTTTGTGAAGGTGAATTATGTTAACGAAACCCAAACAGACAAAGATGAGACGGTTAGTGGTTTTCTTGGCCCAAAACCTGTTCGTATTAGTCCTTATGATATTGTTTTTAATCCTTCTTTTTCAGAGTTTAATAAAGCCCCGAAAATAATTACAAGCTTACTGGCTACTGGTGAATTCAAAGAGTTTGTAGATGGACTAGGAGCTAAGAGTCAGATAAAGCCAGAAGATTTACGTCAACTCCTTTCTCGAAGAGCAGGTGGTAGTACAGATAACTCTGATAGATATAAAGACCAGCAATACATACCAGCAGGCTTTGGTACAGTTAAAGAATATTACACAAGTGGAATGATTGAACTATTGTGGTTCTACGGTGATATTTATGATGAGGTTACACAGGAAGTGCATAAAGGAAGATGTGTCATCACTGTTGATGGGGACACCGTTATCTATGATGAGTTTGAACCTAAAAATAAAATATTCAAAGGAAGTTGGAAGCCCCGACCTGATAACTTGTGGAGTCAAGGCCCACTAGATAATCTCATTGGTATTAACTACATGATTAACCACAGAGAGAACTCTAAGAACGATTCTATTGATAAGTTTGCTAATCCAGATAGAGCTTATGTTGG